ATGTTTTGTTTGAATGTGAAGAAATAACCTCTTTCCCAACAATAATCAAATAAAGTTATTTCTATTTTAATTTCTTCAGATGATCCTAATGTAAATATATTATTTGCCTTTTTTACGACATGAAAAACAAAATCCCTGAAAATATGAACATGATCTCTGTTACAAAAAAAACAAGAATCATCTTTGTGACCTCGTTCATTTTCACTAAATATTAATTCATTATATCTTAGTGATGATAATATTTGATTGATATTTAATTTTTCTATTAAGAAACAATCTAATCTAGCTCTGACAATAAAATCATATCGAATTTTATTTTCTATCTCGTATTTTTCGATCATTTTTATTCCAAGATATACTTTCAGATAGCTTTTAATAAGTCCTTCGTGAAACTTAGTGATATCTGGAATATTATTTTCTTCTTTGAATTTTTCATATAACGAACCATCATCAATAACAATATCTTTAATATAATCTCCATACAATTCTTTAAAATAATCTTGATTTGTTTCTATTGGTGTAGAATCTTTGTAAGTAATTCTTCCATTTTGGTCGGAGCATCGGTTATTATTTTCACATGATGTGGAAATAAATATATCAAAATCGTTTCCTTTTATTAAAAGTTCGAGTTGATTTTTTACAAAAGGTAAAAAATTTCTCTGAAGTCCTGAAAGTAATAGAGCTTTTCTCATTATAATAAATATCAAAATGTTCTTTAAATTATTTTATTGATTAAATTAATGACAAAATCAATAATTCAAATGGTTGATAAATATGATGAAAATATTTTATTAAACACATATGAACATCCAACTTTTCACAATATTGAAAATGCTATTGAGAATATTACAAATATTGGAGTAGATGCATTAACTTTTGAGGCTACCGGAAAATAAAATCTTTATTATAATTATGGATTATTCATCAGATGATGATGGAGGAGATCAAGTTCCTCAACCCCAGCATCACCACCACAGTTTTCTTTCCGAAGTGGGAAAGATTGGACTTGACATTGGCAAAGGTGTTGTTACCGAAGGAATCGTCAGTCTTCTTTAGAAAATAATTTGTGTTTCAAATATTTATAATTTTTGAACATTTTTAGTTGTTCTTCTCACAAGTGCAATCCTCGTTTTTTTCAGAACAATCTGGGCAACAACATTCCATACAAGGACCTTCAACATCATCTCCCCAATCACTAACACCAGTTCCAAGACAGGTTGGACACTCTTCGTCACTTTCTTCATCAGAAGATTCTGCTGATTTTTCTTCTTCAATCGCAACTTTGTTTTCTAGGATAGTTTTGTAAAATTCTTCATTGTCAACATTTTCCAATTCGTACTCAAACCATTTGTTGGCATCAATATCAAAGTAATTGATAATAACAGGAGGTTGGAACATATGAATTTCATTGTGTTCTAGATAAATATCCAGAGCATCGCGAACAGTTTTAATATCGTTTTCAATAAGCATATCAATATTCAATCCAGCTGGCCCATCAACTGTAATCAAATGAAGAATATTATTCGCAACAAATTTGTTCAAAGTATCCAAGTTAGGACATTGTCCAACTACAGTTTCAGTTGAATAATTGCTGAAGCGGTGAATATTAATTATATAGGAGATTCCCATGATATAGATATCAGATGTTCTGAAAAAATATATTTCAATTTTTCCCCCTGTTTAAAATTCCATATTTTTTCTTAGTTCCAAAAATTAGCCCATTTGTTATTACTTTCAAATACTTTATATTCATACCATTTTTTGATATTTATGTATTCAATATATAAATGATATCACAATACACTTTGGTATAATTTTCCAAAATTATAATATACATCTCCAAAAATCCCATCTACTTGACCTTTCATATTCATCATCATATGTTAGAAAATATTAGAAAAACTATCGCCATTTTTTTCCTATTCCACAACATAAAAATTATTATTTTAAATAATTAAATATGTATCTAAAATAGGCACTACTATAAAAGATAATATTTTTAGATATATTTTTTTTTTACAGTAGTTTACAATTTAATTTTATAACATTCAAAAATTACATACATATTGATTCCTGCCAAAATTCCAATAATTATCCTAGTCATAAAACCATATGTTAATGGCTTATCGAGACTTACTTCATTCTTTCCATACCATTCTGTGTACCAGCAACGAATAGGTGGATTATTTGGAGTTACTCCAAGGTGATCAATCACAATATTATTATATTCATATCCATCTTTAATCGGTTTGCATATTTTTTCATCCCAATGATGATCCTCAATTTTTAAATAATCCAAATCCAAAATTATATTGTATAAAACAACTGATAAAATTAAAAAAGTAATTTTCAAGTTCATTTTATTACAGGGTCATTAGGCAAGAAATAATTCAATTTTTTTGTTAGATTTTTTAAATTATTTTAATTATAAATATATGTTCAATACAAAAGTAGAAATTTTGATTGAAGATACTCTCAAAGAAAGGAAATGTAAAGAAATTTATAACACAAATAATTTTAATGTCTTCCAAAATAATTACCAAAAATTTCGTGAATATTCTATTATAATGGGAGCATATGATACAAAAGAATATACAAAATCCTGCTTCGATTATTGGTTCATAAAAACTAATTATCCAAAATTTATTAGTGAATTATAATATAAATTATAATATAAATTATATTATGGTTATAATATCGCAATATGAATATGAAATTAAAATGATAAAAAAAAATATTTCTGAAAAAACTCAGTACCTCAATCTTCCTGAAGATATTATTGAAGAAATAAACAAAATATTATATGATTGGGAAATCAAATTTCATAATTTCTCTGGATCAATTCTTTATATTAAGAAAAAGAAATTGGTACAAGATATTGATTAGTTTTTTTTCTTACATTTCTCCAAATCTTTCATGATTGATAGACAATCTCCCATATTATTTAAGCATTTATTTAGCCGAAGACGTAAATCTACACACTCTTTTGGTATCCCATTTTTTTCATAATAAGATCCAAGTATCCAATTATGGAATTTTTCCGAAATTTTTGTGGTTTCGTTCATATGTTGAATATAACAAAAAGTTTTTAATTATAAATCTAAATATTTTTTTTTACTAAATAATATTGCATAAAAATGTTAATAATATTGTTTGATAAATGTAAAACAAATGTTGTTAATGGATTTTCACCAATAACAAAATAGCTCAAAAAGATGGCGTGATAAATTTGTAATATTACGTGTTTTTTACTTTTAGTAAATCTGTAATTGTAAAAATGTGCCATAATAAATAGTGATCTTATTAGAAGTATAGTAATAAAATCACTTATCCCAACAAATAAAAAAAATTCTTTCAAATAAACATTACAAAAAGCATCTTCAAAGAAAACAATTCGAAACAAGGAACTTAGATTTTTTCTAAAATTATGTTTAATTTCTCTCTCATATGACTCAAAAATTTGTTCTTTTTTTAGTACTTTGTACGTTAAAAAACTATAAACTAACGAGTTTATAGTTATAAAAAATAACTGGATTATCATTTATACTCCCCTAAATGACCATTGTTTTTTTTCAATTTTTTAGAAATTATAAATTATTGCCTGCAAATTGGACAATTATTATTTAAGTCAGTCCAAGGTTTTACGCATTCATAATGATATTTGTGTTTGCAAGGTAACTCACACCATTCAATATTATATTTTTCCTCCAAACAAATAGTACATGATTCTTCTGCCGGATGTGAAACATTTCTTGTTAACTGAATTAAATCTCTCATGTTGGCATGAAAATTCTGTATATTCCAAATTATATAGAATGTGTTAGCTGAAAATATGAGATTATAGATAATCAATACAATGCTTTCAACTGTGAGAAAGATCAAAAAAGTTTGAAAAAAACTGCTTTCAATCTTACTTATACTACCTATTGTGTAACATGAAACAAAAACTTGAATAATAATTTTAATCATGTTAATGATTTTGCGTGTTAAAAAAAAGGTATTAGAATATCTCCATACTTCAAAATCAGGACTGTAATTTTCAAAATACATTCCATATATTTTGATATATTTGCAAATTGCTATTGTATCAAAACTTAGCTCAAGTAACATTATTCCATAAACAAAAAAATATGGAATAAGAATTTTTTCATAAGAATTATAGTAAGATAAAACAATACTCATTCCTAATATCCATTTTGCATAATATGATAACAGGTGAGTACATTTTCTAAATAAAAATATTGAATTTATTTCCATTTTTATTATTATTCATCAACAATAATAAAAATCAATTTTTATAAAATATATTGATCAAGAATATCCTTTTTATGAACCGACATTTTCAACATATGATAATAAGGATATGAAATATGAACACGTAATTTTTTTAATGTTTTAGGTAAATCTTCTAACTTTTTTTTATAATTACGTGGGAGAACTAATACTTCCAAATTATCAGGATATTCAATAAATTTCTGATTGAAATGACCAGTTATTGGAAAAAATATATTACGAAGATTTTTAGGAAAATATTCAAGTATTTGATTATAATGTTCTCCAAAATAGATGGTTTGCAAAGAGTCAGGGAGATTATCCAAAGGTTGATCAAAAAATTTGGATAATTTTAATGTTTCCACTGTAAATGGAATATTGTTAAGCGGTAAATCAAAATAATATGAACAAAATATAATTGTCTTGATACCAGTAGGTAGGTTTTCAACTGGTTGATTAAAATCCCATCCGAAAATTACTTCTGTAACATTGTTGTTTCGAATAATTTCAGCCAATGATCGAGTAATTGGTTCATTAAATTGATGGCTGAATTTTATTTTATTTTTTTCGATTACATACATAAATATATTATCCAAATTTTTTTTTTACGTTTTACATTTCAAAATAAATTCTTCTTCTGGAATATAAGAATGGAGAAACAAAAAAATTCTCATGAACATTAGAATTATTGTGCTCACAATTTGTTTTATTCCCCTAAGATATATTGATCAATATCATTTTTCAAATATTGCTCAACCTGTTTTTTTTGTAAAAATTTACATATTTTTCTCTTACTTAATATTAATTTTTCAGCTTGTTCAACTGACATATTTTTGTACTTACATAAATATGCCATCACAAAACAGGGACCTCTATTTATACCTGCCTTACAATGTACTAAAATTCGTTTCTTGTTTTCCATCATTTCATGCATGATTGGCAAAATATAATCCAAATTATCCTCTATGTTAACATCCTTTGAATCTTTGAGCTGGGTGTGAGTATTTGGAATTTCCCTTGATTTGGAAATCGCCCCAATCGAAAAAATATGATCAATTACATCTTTGTGAACAACACCAGTCGAATATTGGTCTCCTAAAAATAAATTAGGAATAATTTCATTGTAACATTTTAGCATATATTATAATAAGTTTTAAATTTTTTAGACTATAAATAATATAATTCATCATTTTCATATAATTCATCTAATTCTATTGCCCGTTTCTCACATAGGAATCTTATTTTTTTCATAATTTCATCACATCTAATATATTCTCTATATTTATTATTTATCTCTTCTTCTCTTCCATTCTTTATTTTTTGCACAAAACTACTATATTTGAAAAAATATATTTTTGTATTTATCAAATAATCCTCAAATCTTTCTAACCAATGTGTCTTCTTTATTGGTTCTTCTTGATCAATACATTGTCTTTTCATGTTATTTATTGTTTTATTAATCAGATTATGATCTTTCCACTTTTTGAAAAGATCAATATCCTTATTTTCATTTTTAATACTATTTTTTGTAGTTTGGAGTAATAAGTTGATTGGCGAATGATTTACAATCTGACATAATTCTTCCCTTGAAACTATCATATTGATGTAACATTTGAATTCTATTTTATTCGGTTCCATTAAAGAATAATTTACACTCTTTGCAAAAAGATTCTTAAAATATAATTGCTTTATTAAATCACCAGTTATTTTATCACAAACTAACATTTTTAATCTAAAAATTAATTCTTTGTTTTTTTTATCATTCTTTCTTTTTATTTTTTCCTCTTTCGTCATCAGAAATTTCTTAATTTTTTTTTGGATATCTATTGCCGGAACAATTAGAAAATTAATTAAAATATACAACAACATACAAGGTAAATAAATAAGAAGGATAATCGAGGCGAGTAATGCTAATGGGAAACTAGTGAGAATACTAAAAGCAAATTTCTGAGAAAAATCTGATGATGATGGAAAAACATATTCAGAAAACAAGAACAAAAAAACTCCAAATAAAATGATATATGTCGTAAAAAATATAGCAACCCTGGCTTTTTTATTAGTCAATTTGTTACTATTTGTCATTTATTATTTGTATTCAAATAGGAAACGTTTAAAATCATTTTTTTGGAAAAAAAACTGAAATAATATTGATATGTTTTTTTAGGGAAAAAATGT